AGTTTGATATAAAAGAACTGTCAAAGGTAAAACTTGATAGGTTAAAAGTTGGTTTAGATACAACTGAAATCAATGCACAAATTAAGGATGCAAAGGCAAGTTTAAATAGCCTTAAAACTGCTGTAAAAGATACAGGACAAACTTTTGCATCTACAGCTCCAAAGGTTGCCAATGCGGGTAATACACTAACGCAATTTAGTAGAATTGCACAAGATGCTCCATTTGGTATTATTGGTATTGGAAATAACATTACTGCTACTGCTGAAAGCTTCTCATATTTAAAAGCACAAACAGGAAGCACAGGCGGAGCTTTAAAAGCTTTAGGGCAATCTTTAATGGGTACAGGTGGTATATTGTTAGGTGTTTCACTTCTTACAACAGGAATGACTTTATTGGCTCAAAGTGGATTAAGTGTTCAAGATGTAATAAATAAACTTACAGGTAACTTTGATGAGTTTGGTGCTGCAGTAAAAAAAGCAAATGAGGAAGCTGTAAAAAATTCAGCTGCTGAAATATCGGGGTTGAATTCTTTAGTAGCATCAGCACAGAATGTTAATCTATCAATGAAAGATAGAAAAATAGCAGTTGAAGAATTACAGAAAACATATCCGGGTTATTTTGGCAACCTATCAAAAGAACAAATCTTAAATGGTGATGTAAAAACAGCTGTTGAAGGAGTTACTCAAGCATTAATAGCAAGAGCCAAAGCACAAGCGTTTACCGAAGAAATTGTTAAACTTGCTCAAGAGCAATATAAATTAGAAGAAGAAAGAGCAAAATTAGTTAAAGAGCAAATTGGACTTCAAAAAGGTTTATCAGAAGTGTCAAAATTTGCTACTTCTGGAGCGGCTCAAGGAGCAGGTGGTTTAAGAGTTGCTTTAGAATTAGTAAATAGCGAACTTATTAAAAACCAAAACGAATTAGACCAAAATGCTAATAAACAAGCAAAATTTACTCAAGAAATAAATAAAAATGTAGCTGCTTCAATTAAATTAAAAGAAGAATTAGCTAAACCTGCTAAACCAACTTTTAACACACCACAAGTATCAGGAATAGGAAACAATATAATTCCCGCTCCTTTATTTGATGTTATGGGTATAAAAACTTTTAATGGTCAAGTTGATGCTTTTGGAAATAAGATTAAAGAGTTGCCGGGAGTAATAAAATCATCTTTAGTTCAAATACCTGATATTATTGATGAAGGTGCTATTTTAATGACTGAAGCTTTAACTAACTTTAACAATTTAGCAAGTCAAATCATAACGGATAGTATTGCTGCTACTTTTCAAAATTTAGGACAATCAATAGGTGATGCTTTGGCAACTGGTGCAAATGTATTAAATGCTGTTGGTGCTACTTTGTTAAGTTCTTTAGGAGCTATTTTAACTGATATGGGTAAAATGGCTATTCAAATTGGTGTTGGTTTATTAGGAATAAAAGCAGCTTTAAAATCTTTAAATCCTGGCGCTGCTATTGCAGCAGGTGTTGCATTAATTGCTTTAGGTTCATTCTTTAGTAGTAAATCAAGATCTATTGGAGGCTCAATAGGTGGGGGCGGTGGCGCTTCATCTTCTTCAGGTGCAGGAGCAAACAATCAAAGTTTTTCATCGAGTGGATTTAGTTCTCGTGGTGATGGTGGTGGAACGGTAGTTTTTGAAATTGCAGGACAAAAACTTATCGGAGTGTTGAGCAATACATTAAATGCGAATAGACGTTTAGGAGGAACTTTAGGTTTAGGATAATGGCAAAGAAAATAATAATAGATTTTAGCGCACAACCGATAACAACAGGAATTGGTTTTGGATATACTATACAAGTTGATAGCTTCTTAATATATTATTCAAATGGATTAAATGGAGTTAGAATTGATTTTATTCCAAATGGAGATACACCTGATGAAGATTATCAATTAGCAATAGGCACTTCTTTAGATGAAACATTACAAATATTATTAAGTTATTTACGTGAAAACTATGTAAATGATTTAATAAGTTATAGTTTAGTTAATAACACTATTGAAGTTTTAATACAGGCTGATGCGGTTGTAACTATTGAAGAAGATTTAAACGAAAACATTACAATAACTACTGAAGATGTCGAGCCTTTTGGAACTAATTTAAAGTATTATTTATATTTTGATGATTATACACTAAACATTTATAAAAGCAATTATCAAGGTACTTCATCTGAAATATTTGGAAGTTTTGCGCTTAAAAAGTCAAGTGTTGATACTATATTAACCCCTATTAGAGGCACAGCTTTAGAATTATCTTTAGAATCAAATCAAACATTAACTTTTGATGAATTTCTAATCGAAGATGAATTTACCTATAAGACTGAACTATTAAAAGGTAGTCAAATAATATTTGAAGGATATATTAAACCCGATGGATCCCAACAAAGTTACGTTAATGATGCTTGGTATGTTAATATTGAAAGTAACGATGTTTTAGGTGCTTTAAAAGACTTATCTTTTGTACAAAGTAATGGATTAAGGTTTACCGGTAAAATGTCGGTTTACAATGTTATAAAAGCTTGTTTAGACAGAACACGTTTATCAATGACAATTAACACAAGTACAGAAGTTGCTTATGTAGATTATGCCGGAAGTAACATTTTAAAAGATATTTATGTAAATGCTGATCGTTTTATAAAAAACGAAAATGACATCGTATTAATGGATTGCAACGAAGTGTTAACATCAATGCTAAATTTGTTTAGTGCTGTTATTACTCAACAAGATGGTAATTGGTGGATTTACAGACCTAATGATTTAGAGTTAAACGGTTACACTACATTTATTAATCAAGATAGTGACACAACTTTTACAAAAAATTTAAATGCAGTTTTAGGCAGTCAGATAAATAACTTTTATCCGCATCATTGTGATGGTAATCAACAAATTCAAGTAAAGGGAGCAATTTCTGCATACCGTTTAAATTATGAATATGGTTTTTTAGATGGTTTTTTAGATAACCCAAGTTTAAATCATAATACGGAAATGGTTTTCACTAATTGGACTACTAATCCATCTTTACCAACTGCAAAAATTATTATTATAAATGATGCTTTAAGTTCATCAGGTTTAAAAATGATAATAAAAGAAGGTTCAGGAGCGATTGACGTACTTACTTCAACTTCTTTTAATACATTTTCTGATACTGTTTTGACTTTTAGAACAAAAGTAACAACAAGAATAACCAGTGGGGGATTTGGTAGTAATGTTCAATTTATTATTAAAATAATTACATCTGATGGTTATTTCTTAAATGGTAATAATCAATGGACATTAACTGATAGTTTTATAAGAGTTAAAACAACAGCTAAAAAAAATGTAGATTTTACAACAGATTATGAATTGTTAATGCCTCCTATTCTAAATGATTGTGATATTACTGTTAAAATTTGTGAAGTTAGATTAGGCGTATCAAATACCCAAATAACAGCAACGGTTAATTATATTCAAATATTAGATAATGAAATACAAAGACAAGGTATTAAAGGCGAATTTCACACAGTTACTCGTTCACAACCTCCAAGCTCAATAACTAAAGAAAACCAAAAGGTATTTAACGGTGATGGTATTGATATATTAATAGGTAGTATTTATAAATCAAACGAAGAAACTTTAACAAGTTTATGGAGCAGAAAAGATAAGTTTGAAAATTTGCCATTATTAGGAATTTCAGCTATGGATGATTTACGCATTCAATCAAATCCTATCAAATTATTTTCGGGTTCTATATATGGTCAAATACCTTATATGTCAGTTATAACTATTGATAATATAACGGGATTATTTATGCCAATAGAATATGATTATGATTATAAAACTAATAAATCACAAGTTAAGTTATTGGAGTTTTATAATACTGATATTGCAGACATTCAATATACAATAAGTCCTGATTATGGAAATAATACAGTTAAACCAACTATTAAAGGATAGTTTTTCTTATTGGTAATCCGTTTTCATCTTCTTTAACAGTAAACACCACTTTGCATCGGCAGTTAATTACATTTCCTGCCTTTGCACTTGGATCACCAGGATACATTATTTCTTCACCACTTGTAAAGAATGGCTGATTTAAATCAACCTTAACACCATTCATATCTAAATGGTCATAAACAGATTTAGGAGGTCTGCGGGTTCTGTTATCTTGTACGCTTATCCAAGTTTTTTCTAATACAAAATCGGAGTTTTGTGCAGCTACAACAGTAGCGTAGTTTGTTGCGGTTGTGGTTTCAGTTCGTGCTATTCTTAAAGCTTGTGCTTTATACCATCCAAACTTATTTTGTAAGTTCCGAGTAATATCAGCAACCGATAAATTATCTTCATAACCTTTAGCGATAACTGCAACAATACTTTCAATTAACGTTTGATGAACTGAAACAATACGATAACCTAAATTTGAGTTAATCCAAGTTTGTATAATACTTTCAAAAGTAATCTCGGCCTTAATGCTTCTTTTATATTGTGGGTTGCCTAAAGTAGTATAAATCTCTTTATACATTTCTTTTATTTGGCTTTCGGTTACGTTTGAATAAATTAAAAATTCATAAGTCAGTTTAGATATATTATTAAAAGGAATAGCGTTAACTATTTTTAAAATATTTCTTCTAACTATTCGGTAGGCTTGAACTTCTTGTCTAAAGCGTAGTTTGTCCATCCATTAACGTTTCCATATCAGTTTGCATTTCTGGTAGTTCTGAAATATCCCATTCAATATAAGCATCTTCATAACCTTTAAATTTTTTTATAAATTCTAAATTAAGATATTCAGCTAACAAATCTAAATCGGGTTTGATATTATCGGTTACAACTCGTTTACGAGCTTCGTTCATTGTATCAACACCAAATCCGCTTCCGTTCTTTTCTTCATTTAATAAATCTACATTCCAGTTAAGGCAATTTGCTAAAGTACGTCTGTCGTAACTTAAATAGTCAAAAGGTTTAAGTTCATCGGTTGTAAGTGAAATTC